CCGCAGAGGCACGTGAACGCATCCGTGCTGAAATGCTGGCAGATCCGGCTGTGGGCCGCGCCAAGGAAGCGGTCGAAGCCATCAAGACCGTTCTTCGTCCGTTCGTCCTTCCGGAGGACGTCGAGACCGTGGTGAAGCAGAAGGACGAGGAGATCGCTCGCTTGCACTCAGCACTCAAGGAGCGCGATCTCAAGATCCACGACTACGAGCAGCAGACCGAGCAGCTCGCTACCCTCGCTCGTCAGGCCGGGTTCAAGTACTTCACAGAGCGTGCTCTCAGCGGGAATCCCGACAAGAAGACCATCATCGAGTCTCTCGGTGACATGACGCAGTTCGAAAACGCCGAGGCCCTCAAGGCTGCGGTGGGCGAAATCGTCGAGTCCTTCAAGCAGCGTCGTGCTGCGGAAAAGAAAGCTCGTGCTCTCGCGGAGCAGAAGGAGAACGAGCGTCGGAAGGCTCAGGCTGCTGCCGATGCACGTGCCAAGGCTGCGGAAGAAGCCGTTCGCAGGGAGCGCGACCAGCTCCAGGAGGCCCTCGAAAAGTCTCTGGAGTCGCACAAGCAGTTGGCCGTGCAGCTCTTTGCGGAGCGTCGTTTGGCAACGCACCCCAATCGCGGGGAGCTGAACGTACTCATGGAGCGAGTACAGCCGAAGACGAAGGAAGAGGTCGAGGCGATCATCGAAGAGCACGATCGCCTCAACGAGGAGCGTCGAGATCCAGATCAACTCGAAGCGGTTCGATCGCGAGTGCGTGAGGCCACGAAGGGCGGATCGGGAAGTACACCTTTGAACGAGGAGAGACCTTCCCCTCGATCGAGAGGTGTGACAGACTACAACGGTCTTGGTATCGATCTCGGCACTCTCAAGCAACTCAGCGGCATCGGACGAAATGGCGCTCCCGCACTTCCGCGGGGAGCCAAGAACTAGGGCTTAGGGCAGATCAGAAAACTCCCTAGCGCCTCTCGGGCGCAAACGAGAACGAGAGAAGGAGAACAAATCATGGGAACGGAAGCACGGCAGATTCTCAACGAGGATGCCAAGCGTACGGTAGCCGACAAGAGCTACGTTGGTGCGTTGGTTCGCAAGTGGGGTGAGTTCCTCGAAGGGATGCCCGACCGAACCGATCAGGATCGCTACACGCTCGGCGTGACTGCGGTTCTGATGGAGAACGAGTCTCAGTACCTCCAGGGGCTGAACGAGGAGACGCGGACGGTCAACGTCGGCAGCTTCACGAAGTTCATCTTCCCGGTGCTGCGTCGAGTTTTCCCGAACCTCATCGCCAACGAGATCGTCTCGGTTCAGCCGATGACAGCTCCGGTCGGTGCGGTCTTCTTCCTCGACTACATCTACGGAACGACGAAGGGTCAGACGACGCAGGGGAACATCTTCCCCCGCGACTTCGATCGGGACTACTCGTCCGAGTTCATCAATGGTGAGCCTCTCGCCACGGGTGACGGCACCAACTTCGGTGGTGGTGGCGCTGCTCTCGGTGCGACGCTGGCCTTCCAGCCGGTGCGTCAGTTGGATGCAAGCCGCGGCTTCAGTGTCGTGGTTCGGGAGCTGGCTTCGGACGGTTCGACCGTTCAGGAAGCAACCGACGACGGGACGGGTGGTTTCACCTTCAGCCCGACGGGCGGCAGCGTTGCGGGTAACATCAACTACTCGAACGGTGCTCTGACGGCGTTCAAGTTCCAGAACGTTCCGGCGAGCGGAAACGCCATCAAGGTCTACTACTTCTACGACGGGGAGCTGAACACCAGGGTTCCGCAGATCAACCTCGACGTGAAGAAGAGCCCTGTGGAGGCGGTGCCCCGTCGACTCAAGGCTCTGTGGTCGGCCGAGGCGGCGGAAGACCTCCGTGCGTTCCACGGTGTGGATGCCGAGACCGAGATGGTCTCTGCCATCGCCCAGGAGATCGCGCTGGAGATCGACCGTGAGATCATTCAGGATCTCTTCGCAAACTCCACCAGCACCACGTCCACGTTCGACCGAGTCCCGCCCGCGGGCATCAACGAGCTGGACCACCTGCGTGCCCTCATCACGCAGATCAGCACGGTGTCGAACCTCATCCACAAGAAGACGCTGCGTGCGCCGGCCAACTGGATCGTCACCTCCCCCGAGGTGTCGGCTCTGCTGACCCAGCTCACGACCCACGGCGACTTCCGTCCTCTGTGGGTGTCCGGTGGCGAGAGCCCCTACGGCCCCGTGGACATGCCGCGTCCTCTGACGCAGCACGGTCAGTTCTCGATCTACAAGACGGGAACGCTGATGAACAAGTGGCTCGTGTACGAAGACCCGTTCTTCACGCGCGACCAGATGCTCATCGGCCTCAAGGGCGCGAGCTACCTCGACAGCGGGTTCGTGTGGGCTCCGTACATCCCGCTCCAGGTCACTCCGACGTTCCTCGATCCGAACGACTTCTCCTTCCGCAAGGGTCTCCGTACCCGTTACGCGAAGAAGATGCTTCGGCCCGAGTTCTACGGAAGCCTGCGCATCCTGAACCTCTGAGCGAGGTTCGTCTCCCGGCTCGGTTTCTCTTCTTCTCCTGTGGCCGAGCCGGGAAGCGTGCAGCTTGAAGAGTTCTCCGTTCTCGTTGTCGGCCACCACATCCTCTTGGGGTGTGGTGGCTTGACGTTTGTGCCTCCACAAGCGATCCCTGTTCCACACATGAAGGGACGGGGATTCCCTTTCCATGTTACAGTTCTGAGGTAACGTCCCGCGTGGACGTATCCAACGGACGGAGGTTTGATGACGACGGCTGCGGAAATAGAGAACGAGCTGGCTTCTTTGGGTTTGGACGACAGTCCTGAAGACTCCATCGAAGAACCCTCCCCTGAGGATCCCGAGGGAGCCCCTGTGGAGACACCCCCCTTCGTGAATACCGAAGGCGCTCCAGCGGAGGAACCTGTGGTGGTTCAAACGAACGCGAAGCCTCTGGACGTGGCCCGTACGCTGGTGGCAGCTCTGGATCGTCTACAAGGCTACGTTGCGGAGGTTAGGGACGCTGCTCAAGCTCTTTGCGACGTGTTGGACCCATCGTCCAACGGCGTGTCAGAAACTGCTCAGGAGCCCACTCCTGAGCCCCCAACAGAGGTTCTAGACGAACCCACGGACGAAGGAGACGACGAGGATGCCTCGGTACCGCAAGAGCGCTGACAAGGACGTAGTGATCATTCCCGGGGTGGGTCGGGTAGCTCCCGGACAAATCCTCGATGGGCTGGAGTATCAGCGTTTCGCTGACCTTGGGCTACTCGAAGAGATCAAGGGCGCGGCTCCGCCTCAGCCCGTTACCTCACTTCCGAAAGAAGTGAAGGTCCAGAAGGGCGTAACAGTGTCGGTGCCGGATCCTGTGCCCGTCATAGCTCCCGACATTCAAGAGATTTCTCCACCAAAGTCCTCTGGTGTCGAGATTCCGGACACGTCTGAGATCGAAGATCCAGACCTTCGTAGGGGCTGGAAGACGGACGAAGAGAAGGACGTCGGAGAGCCCGATGAGGTCCCAGAGGAGACGGACGACTCCGAAGAGGCTAAGCTGAAGAAGCGAGCCGAGGTCCGGCGGAAAGGATCGAGGAAGAAGAAATGAACTGTCCCAAGTGCAACGCGCCGGGCTTGATCGTGGAATCGAGTTCGGACGGTAAGACTCGACACATCAAGTGCAACTCTTGCGGGCTCAACGAGGTGAAGGACGTGCAGGGTCGATCCCTCTTGACGGAGGTACCTACGAGCCCCCACCTTCAGAGTACACCCGGAGGTCGCCAGCTTCTGACCGAGGGGTGAAAATAGCCCCTTGGAGACGAAGCCATGGGAAATCCTACCAACGCCGGGAATCTGACATCCGAAGGACCGTTTCAGTCGAGACAGTTCGACTTGGACACGTTCACCGATTGGATTCTCCGCCGCCTGGGGGCTCCCTTCTTCAAGGTCGAACTCACGTGCGAGCACGTCCACGAGGCTATCGAGGGGGCTATCCGTTGGTTCGCTGCCAAGAAGGGGGTCTTCAAGTTCGGCACGATCCCCATCCAACCAGGACGGGTCGAATACCAACTTGCTGATGAAGTGGACATCGTTCTCGACGTAGCCTTCCGCGCGCCGCAGAGCGACATCAGCCTTATCTTCTCTCCGTATCTCCTATTGGACGAGAAGGTCCCGTACGACGTCTTCGCTGCCCCTCAGAGCGTTGGGCTCTACTCCAGCTACGTGCAGACGTTGCAGTACATCGAGACGGCAAAGCGCATTCTAGGAGCTGAGCTGGATTGGGAACAAAGAGGACGCTGCTTGTTCGTGTCCCCCACGCCCCGCCAAGCTTCGGTCGCCTTCCTCGAAGTCAAGAGCAGCAAGTTCAATTACAACGAGCTGCCGGAACGGGATGCGTATCTGATCCGTCAGTACGCTCTGGCTTGGGCGATGCGCGATTTGGGCATGGTGCGTGGGAAGTTTTCTTCGTTCCCTGGTGCCCAAGGCGACCAGACGTTGAACGCAGACTACCTCCTGAGCGAGTCGAAGGACATGTTCGAAAAGCTCAACGAGGAGATCATTCTCACTGGGTACCCCATGAAGTTTGCGGTGGGTTAGGGCATACTATGAAGTATGCCATACGCCGATCCTGAGAAAGCAAGAGCCTACCGTCGTGAGTGGAAGAAGAGCCCAGAACAAAGAGCCAAAGCAGCGAAGCGTGCTCGCGAGCGCTATGCTGAGGACTCAGAATTCCGGGAGCGGAACAAGGCCGCAGCGCGTCGATACCAGCAGGAGAATCCTCTCTCACCTGAGGAAGTCGAGAAGCGTAACAAGAAAAATGCAAAGCTCATTCGAGCCTCTCAACTCAGGCGCCTCTATGGAATCACGGTGGAGGACTACCAGCGCCTATTTGCCAAGCAGAAAGGTTGCTGCGCGATCTGCGGTTCGAAGGAACCACGTCGAACAGGCAGGAAACACTTGTGCGTGGATCATTGCCACGAAACCGGCAAAGTTAGGGGACTTCTCTGCGACCCATGCAACAACGGGTTTGGTCGATTTGGCGACGACCCTCAACTTCTCAAGAGGGCAGTAGCCTACCTGGAACGCTATGACCAAAAAGAATTGCTGTCCCCCGAGTCCTCGTGACTGCCTTCCGTGCTTGAACATGCCGAAGCGCATCGAAGGGACGTGCGACTTCGATCTATCCGCGGAGAACGAAGACCTGTTCGCCTGTTGGAACCAGGAGCACACGGATGTGTCGGGCACTACCGTGGACTACTGGGTGCAGGATCTCATCAACTCGAAGCTAGATCCGCTATACAACGAACCGGAGCTTCGTGTGTGGGCCGGACCGTTTCGCTTCAAGGCGTTCTTGGAATGGCCTGAGAAGACGTTCGAGACGCGAGAAGAAGGTGCTCGGGCTCTCTGGGAGACACAGATCTACGTGCCCCGTCTCAGCATCGAAGAATCCAACCTCCCGGGGTTCCCTCGGGAAGGAGACGTCGCGCGCATCTGGCAGATCCCCTTCTTCGACCAGTACGCTCAGGGCGTAGACTTCAACATTCCTGGGGCTGGATACTACTTCGACGTGATCAACGTCAACGAGGATGGACACGCTCTCGACAACTTCGAGTTCACTCGCTTCAAGCTCACCCTCAAGCGTCGCACGGAGTTTACGCCCGAGCGCCGTGTTCTCAACCAGACGTAGGAGATCGAAAGAATGGCTAAGAAGCAAATCGTCGAGGAGGCGTGGCCTCACGGGAGGCGTCGTGTCTTGAAAGAAGAGGACACAATGGATGCGGCCTCTCAGAAGATCGTTCAGCAGATCGCTCTCGGAGCGAAGGCTGCGGGACTACTCGACACCGAGAATCCTTTGGAGGACACGATGTTCGTTCTTCGCGACATCGTTCGTCATCCGAACGCTCTGAAGATGGAACTGAAGAAGATGGCGAAGTCCGGTAGTCGCGCGGCTCAGACTCTGCGAACGGTTCGCAAGGAGATCTGAGCGTTGCCCATCACTACCGAGATGATGCAAGCAGCTGCTGCTGGCGGCCTCTCGGTAGTGTGTGCTTCCTGCGAACGTTACTGGGAAGCCCGGGAGAAGGGTATCCAAGGGGATCGATGCCTGGCTACGGACGGCTGTGGTTCTCCCCTGGCTCGTGGAACATTCCACGAGTACCGAGGTCCCATGACTCCCGAAATGATGAAGCGCTGTTGCTTCGTCTGTGGTTCCCCCTCCGTGAAGGGTCTACGAGCTACCGGAAGTCCGCGTGTCATCGGAGTATGTGCCGAGCACTTTGCGTGGATGAACGATCCCGAAATGCGAAACCCGCTACCGTCTCAGGTTACTTCCAAACCGAAACGGAACTACCTCGACATCGATCCCAAGGTCCTGAACGGACACAAGCTGCCCTCGGAAAAATCTCTCCTGGGGACGATGCTCAAGACCGAAAAGGAGTGGGCGGACAAGGACGGGGTCGAGTTCGACGCCATCCGCTTCCTTGGTCTGAAGCATGAGCATTGACGTTCGAGTCCGCAGTCCGCAGGCGGGCAACCTAGACAAGCTGCTCCGGGAATGGCCGAAGCGACTGGAGCACGTCAAGGCGCAGCTCACTTACCTCGCAACCGAGTACGTACACGAGGAGATTCAGAGTCGGATCCCAAACGATCAGGAGTACGGGAGTTATCGACGAGGGTTGACCTTCTCCAGGGTAATGGGGACCGGGAAGGACGTCGTCTATGCAGTACATATCAACCCGAAGAGCACCAAAGTCCGGAAAATAGAGGCGAAAAATACGCTCCTCTACGTCAAAGCAAAGAGACGATCTCGAAGGACTCCTCCGGAGATCGCTGTTCTGGAGCGCTACAATCCGTGGACTGTCCGTACTTTGCCCTTCGCGCCCAACAAGCGCTGGGCGATCGTAGTTTCTCAGAAGGCAAATCCCACCACCGTTGCGAAGGTGGAGGCTAAAAGGCAGCACCAACGGCCTGAATGGAGGCGCGCCCTGACCGAAGTCGGCGTCCGAACCATCAAAAAAGATCAGGGGATCAAGCTGTCCAAGAAGCTCGAAGCACTTCCCGATGTAGCTCTGGACGGTATTCGGCTAGAATTCGGTCTCGGTAATAGAGCAGAGCCTCACTGGCGACCTGCTATCCTAGGTCTCAGGAAGACCTTCTTCCGGAGACTGTTACGAACACGAAGAGGCAAGGAACTGATCGCAGCGCTCACAAACTCTCGCTTCAAGAAATGGACGAAGTGGCCTAAGAGGATGAGAGGAAAACTCCGCGCGGGCGAGGCGAAGAAGTTCGTAGGATTCCAGAAGCGCCTCGGCATACGGGGACAGAAGTAAGGAGAACGATCGATGAACAACCGGATCAATGCGGTACTCGAAAACATCCGAGCGACCATGGAAGGCGAGGGCGACGACGCCACTGCTTACGGTCCTTCGGTTTCCGGAGACGTTGGAGGTGCAACGAACGCCGATGCTGAGGCAGGTGCCGGCGGAGCGGTGAACCCGAGCGATGTCAGCAACACGCTCGACCTCTACCTCTCGGAGATCTCCGACCTCCTCACCCTGGAGTACGGCAAGAACGAGAACGAAGCGATGAACTTCGTGTTCAGTGCAGCTTCGGCTCTCGCTCGTGAAGGCGTCATTCCCGAGGTTCCGAGCGACAGCGCTACGGACGACGAGGTGGCTCAGTGGCTCGGCAAGGCCAAGAGCGTCCAGTTCGCGTCCCACGTGCTGAACCGCGCTCGTGAGATGAGCAAGTAGGGGGTAACACCAGGGCCCCATGGCTCAGGAGCTACCCACCCTATCGCCTGTAGAACGGGCACGCTTAGTCGCTCGACGCTTCGGTGCTGAGCGACAAGGGCGGGTGACCATCCGAGACTTCGACCAAGGAATGGTCGAGACCCTTGGTGCTTGTGTCTACCCAGACCTCTCGGTCCCGGACAACCAGCGGTACTGGTTGAAACTCGACGGCATTGATCCCCCTCCGGGAAAGCCGGGCGTCCTCGTGACGTTCAGCTTCCCGGAGGCCGAGTTCAAATCGTACGTCGTTCCTCTCGTACTCTTCCGTAGGGACGATATCTCGCCAGCGAACGAGCGATGGCACTCCGTTGGGCACGAAGGGTACCGGGCTCCAGCCCCCGACGCCAACAAGGTGATCGTTCCGAATACAGCTCCCGCCAGTGTCGCTGGCAAGACTGGGTACGATCGCGTTGAGGTGGGCCTAGCACCCATCCCCTTCGATATCACCTACACGATCTCGATCTTCTGTCATTACCGCGGAGCCATCGGGCAACGTGGGCAGGTGAATTCGATCCTGGGACATGTCCTCCGGATCTTCCCGCCGTATGGGAAGGTTTACGTGAAGGACGACATCGGAGACTACCGCGGGTACTACACCTTCACGGAGTCGACTTCCGTTCTGGACGAACACCCCGAAGTTGCGGAGCGCATAATCGGTTTTGGTGTAACCGTTCGTGTTGAGGCTGAACTCGATCTATCGGAACCGACGATCCACAGAACAGTCACTCAACCATTGACCGTCAACCTCAAGCAACTGTAAGGTGGTGACAGATGGGCAGGTACTTCAACAAAGGACGCGGCAGTCTTCCTCTGACTCTGAGTGATGGGAAGTCCGTCTCCGTACCTGGCAATTCTTGGATCGTCCTCGAAGGACGTGACGAAACGACCGCAAGCGTGCGGCGTGCTGTTCGGAAGGAGCAACTCTTCCAGCAGATCGCAAAGAAGCAGCCTGCGGCTTCAGCAACGAAGAAGACAGAGGTGAAGACCACGGCAACTCCTGCCGGGGAAGAGGCTCCTGCGGATACCGCAGCCGAGGAGTCGAAGCCTACAGAAGCGGCACCGAAGAAAGCGCGGCGCAGCCGTGCTCGCGCAACAGCCGAGTAGTTCGTAGGTTTCCAAAAAACCCAGGAGGTAGACCGTGGCAGAATTTCTGAGCCCGGGAGTTTTCATCGAGGAAGTCCCGTCGACAGTCCAGACCATTGCGGCTGTCTCCACCTCGAACTTGGGGATCATCGGTTTCACGACCAAGGGTCCGGTGGACGAGGCGACGCTGGTCACTTCTCCGGATCAGTTCTTCCGAACCTTCGGAGAGCTGTCCCCCGATACCTTCACGGGTCTCTCGGTTCTGGCCTTCTTCGCCAACGGTGGTCGTCGAGCCTTCGTGGTTCGTGTCGTTCCAAGCGATGCGGTCACTGCCGATGCCGACCTTCAGAGCAAGACCTACTCGCAGCAAATCGAGACGGGTGACGGGTCCACAGTCAACTTCACGAAGACCGATCTCAACACCACGCTCAAGGTGAACGGGGGTCTGTCCCCGATCATCGCCTACAACGGTCTGGCCAACGCCGGTATCCTTCTCCAGTGGCGTTCTGCTGGCGCAGCGATTGCTGCGGAGCGGGTGAAGGACATCACGGACGGTACCACGGATCTCGACCTGGTCGACAGCCAGGCGGAGTACGGGTTCACCATCGATCCCACGCAGCTTCCCGCCCTCGCCGAAGAGGACTGGGAGCAGCTCGCCGTCGTTCCGGGTACGGTCACCCTCTCGTTCGATCCGGACGGTGGTGGTGCACGCACTCTCGTCCTGGCCAATCCCACTTCTGGATCGGTATCCTCCACCCCAGGGGACGGAGCCACGACCGACTCCGAGACGGTTGTGGTCTTCGACTACGCTACGGGACGTGGATCCATTCTCTTCGGTGCTTCCGACATCAACGATGTGCCCGATGCCTCCGTGGTCGCAGCGTCTCTGACACTCGCCTACACCCCGACGACAACTTCGCGTCAGGCTCGGGACGATGGTTCCGGGAACATCATTCAGATCACAACGAGCACGATCGATGCCGGTGGTACCAACACCATCGACTACAACGACGGTTCCTACGACTTCGACACTACGGTGGGGGCCACCCCTCACGACGGTGCGCCCATTCTGGCGACGTACTTCATCGAAGCGTTCGACCTGAACCCCGTCTCTCCCGGCGAGTGGGCGAACAACATCAAGCTCCAGGTGCAGGGCAACGCGAACTACTTCGATGCGTCTACGCAGACGTACACGAAGTTCGACGTCAACGTCACGGAGTTGAACTCGCAGAGTGGTCTCTTCGAGGTCGTCGAGTCCTACGAAGCCCTCGACTTCTCGGATTCAAGCGCCGTCGACTACTTCGTCGATGTCATCAACGAGCTGTCCGACCTGATCGAAGTCACGTCTCCCGCAGGGGACGAGGCTCCTGGTACCCTCAACGGGCGCTCGGTGACTCAGGAGATCGGTGCTGGCGGAGCCAACTTCACCCCGGCAACCTTCGGTGCTGTGGATCTCCTCGGAGATGACCTTCGAGACCAAGGCTTCGCCATTGGGCCTCGGAGCGTCGTTCTCACGGCAACCGACAAGGGTCTCGCTGCAACGGGAACCATCACCACGGTGGCGGAAGCAAGCCTCATCGATGGCGAGACCTTCACGCTCGACGACGGTGTGAACCCGGCCATCACCTTCGAGTTCGATGTCGGAGGCGGTGGTGTAGTTGCAGGCAACGTGGCGGTAGTCATTGCTGCCATGGACACGGCGGACGTTGTCCGGGATGCCATCATTACTGCGGTCAACGGTGAGGCTGCTGCTGGCAACATCCTCATTCGTGCCGCAGACGGTGGTGCCGCGACTGTCGACCTCACCCACGCTCGTACGGGTGTGGTGGGCAACCAGGCCATCACGGACACGGTGGCCGATGCAGGCTTCGTTGTCGTAGGCATGGCCGGCGGTACTGCCGACACCACGCTCACCGTCAACGATGATGGTACGGGTGCTCTCACGGGGGATATCGATCCGACCTACGCCACTACGGTGACGGTGTCGGGTACGGACATTCCCCCGAACGAGATCAACTACGCGCTAGGCTGGGCGAACTTCCAGTTCAACACGACCAACGGTCTCAAGGGCGGAACGCTCGTGGAAGCGGCCTTCTACACCGACCCCGAGGAATCCGTTCGGGAAGACCAGTTCGGCGACACCGACAAGCAGTTCACGGATACGGCTGCTGTTCCCGTGGATCACTACGCTGCCGGCTCCGACGGAACCTTCACGTCGAGCACGTACTCCAGGACGCAGTTCTCGGATCCGACTCTCCAGTCGGGCGACCGTGGTCTCTATGCCCTGAACAAGGTCGACGAGATCATGCAGGTCATCATCCCGGACTTCGCGGGTGATGTGACGGTGACAGGAGATCTTCTCGACTACGCCGCTGCACGAGCTGCTCTGCCCTCGGGTGGAGACCGCTTCATCATCCTGGCGGTTCCCGTGGGATCCGATGCTCAGGAGGCGGTGGACTGGTTCCGTTTCGACCTGGGACGGTTTAGCAAGTTCGCGGCTCTCTACTGGCCTTGGATTCGGGTTGCCGATCCTCTGGCGGACGGGCGACCGCTGCTCATGCCGCCTCTGGGCCACGTTGCAGGTGTCTACGCACGTACCGACACGACTCGAAACGTGGGCAAGGCCCCTGGTGGTACCGTGGACGGTGCTCTCAACTTCCTGATCGGTCTGGAAACGGAACCGACACAGGGGGATCGAAACTTCGTCTACCCGAACAAGATCAACCCGCTCATTTCCAGCCCGCAGACGGGTCTGGCGGTGTGGGGTGTCCGTACCATCGCCATCGAAAGCGAGTGGCGATACATCCAAGCACGTCGGCTCTTCATGTTCTTGGAGAAGTCGGTGTTCAACGCCACCGGGTGGATCGTCTTCGAGAACAACGGTCCTGGCCTCTGGTCTCGCATCAAGGGTCAGCTCGATGGCTTCCTCTCGAACCTCTTCAACGAGGGGCTGTTCTTCGGGGCTTCGCCTACCGATGCGTACTTCGTCGTCGTGGACGAGACCAACAACGATGCGGCTTCCATCGAAGCAGGTCAGGTCATCATCGACATCGGAGTCGCCCCGAACCGCCCGGCGGAGTTCGTTCGCTTCCGCTTCCAGCAGAAGACGATCTCAGGCTAGCCTCGCTCACGAATGAAGGAGTAGATCAATGCAAGTTACGTTCACGAATGCATCGGGAGACGACCTCTTCCTTTCGCAGCTGTACCGCAACCTCGCTGCCGGCGAGTCGCTCACCACGAGCCGTACTCCCCTCGACATCGACGGAGACCAGGCACTCAAGGCTCTCATCGAAGCAGGTGACATCACCATCTCGGCAGTCACCGAGGCTGGTGACACCATCTACTTCGCTCGAATCGCGGGTTCCGACGCTCTCGTGCCTCTGGCGGTCTACGATGATGCAGGACGTCCGGATCCCACAGCGGTTCCGGCTGGTACTGCCATCTTCAACTCGGATGACGGCTTTCCGAACTACAGCGACGGCACCAACTGGGTCGACGCTGCCGGCGTAACCACCTGATGGGGCTCTTGAGCCCCTGAAGGGGCTCATGCTAGAACGGACGACTTGGACGCTCAGCGCAAGCTGCGCTGAAATCTCACGGACGGAGGCCCCATCATGGCACAGCTGACGATCACGAACATCTCCACGGAACGCAAGTACCTAGGGGATCTCTACACTAGCGTCGAGCCTGGATCTTCGATCGAGGTGACGAGGTCCGCTGCGGACCTTCCCCAGATGACTGCCTTGCAGAAGGCAGTGGCAGATGGAGACTTGACACTCTCGGTGGCCTACTCCGCTGAAGAGGCTGCGTCGGGCCTCCATTTGCCTCCATCTGTTGTCGAGGCAGGAGACATCGCACCCGTAGCTGGGTCGAATCCAGCTTCCGGTCTCGTGACGATTTTCTCCTCCTTTGCGGCAGGTGGTGGGGGAAGTGCAGATGACGTGGAGATCTTCCCGGCAGGAGCGCTCCCCTTCAAGTTCCGCGTTCTCGATTTCCTCGTCTACGTGGCCACTGCTGTGGGAGCCTCCACGATCGAAGCCAGGGACGAAGCCGGAGGTGCCGGAAACGTGCTGGCTTCAGCAGATTCGGCAACGACTGGTCGACAGACGAACGCCGAGACGGTCACAGGGGTCGCCGACCCTGGATCAACCAAGGGACTCTTCCTACGACGATCTGACAGTGGAGTGGCTGGTGAAGCCGTTCTGATCGTTAGGCCCGAGTTGTAGGAGGCTGGAAAACTCCCGAGTACTACGCTAGAGTCGAGGTAACTCCAAGGAGGAGCGCACATGGTTCGTCCCGTATCTCAAGACTTCCTGCACTCGATGCGCTTCCACGTATCTGTGTTGGGTACCAACGCCGCGGGTTACCTCCAAGGAGGTGGTCGTGACGTAGGGACCAAGCCAGAGGCAGGATTTTCGGCATGCTCCACGCCCGAAGCTTCGCTCGAAGCGGTGGAGTACAAGGAAGGAAACTTCGTCTACACCCGCAAGTACGCTGGCGTACCGACTGTCTCGGACATCACCATGTCCCGAGGCGTCGCTCGTCAGGATTCGTCCTTCTGGGGTTGGATGAAGGCTGCCATCGAAGGCGGTCCCATCGCAGGCACAGGCACGTATCGCGAAGACATCCAGATCAGCCACTACCACCGAGATCGATTCTTGGAGGCGACGGTTCCGACCGTTCCCACCACGATCATCGACATCGGAAGCAGTGGTCCCGAGCCGGGTCGTCGCTACACGTGTCGCGAGTGCTTCCCCATCCGTCACAAGACGGCTGCGGACCTCGATGCCACGGCGTCCGAGATCTCCATCATGGAGCTGGACGTCTCGATGGAATACTTCGAGGTCGAAGAGATCGCTCCCCCGTGATTCAGAGCCAACGCCTCCTGCGTAGGCAATAGGAGGACGCATGGCTCGAAATCCGATCTCGGACTACCTCCAGGTCTACTCCTTCTGGTTGATGGACCTGGGGCCTATCGACACAGTCGCTCTACCCATCCTGACTCCGCTCTTTGGGTTCAGCTCCATCACTGCACCCGAAATGGTGATGGAGACTCAGGACATCCCCGAGGGCAACTGGTACTTCGACCGCAAGGTCTTGAAGCGGGGTTCCATCTCGAACGTCACCCTCTCGCAGGGGGTGACGTTTTTCAATTCCGACTTCTACCGTTGGATGATCGCTGGAGTCACAGGCGATACGGCTGCGGTCAACAGCTCGTCTTTCATCCCCTTCCTTCAGATCGGTGGTCCGACGTACCGTCGCAACTTACTATTGATCCAGTACTTCGCGCATACGACTTTCGGAGCGCAAGGAGGCATCAGCGCGGTAGTTGCGCAGTCTACCTTGACCGCGGGTATCGCCGCTTCTGCTGCTGGTCTGGAAGGCGCTTCTACTGCGGGACTCGTCGTTTCTGGTGCCATTGCGGGAGGAGCTGCTGCGCTCGGAGCCCTCAATGTAGGTCCTTTCGAGTTTGCTGCTCGCGTTCCCGCACGTGCGTGGATTCTGAAAGGCTGCATACCTGTTCGGTATAGGCCTTCGTCCGATTTCGATGCACTATCAGGGACTGTTTCTGTGGCCGAACTAGAGTTGGCCATGGAAATGTTCGAAGAAGTGGCATTGACAGCATGATCGGATGAAGGAGAAAATACATGGGAGAGATGACAGAGTTGAACCCGAACGATCCCCCCTCCACCCTCGAAGAGCTGAGCCTTCTGGCAGGCTCCCGTGGATCTGTGATCTTGTCTCGTGCTCCACAGCACGACGAGTTCGGAGTGGAAATGCGCATGGAGCCTTCCCCGTGCGCTGAGGAGCACAAAGCTCTCTGAAGGAGGTCCGTGTGTCCTTTGCCCGATCCCAATTGAGTTCCCGTATGGAAAGCGCTCGCCGCAAGCGTCACGAACAGACGACTTCGGGGAACGCAGGTGCCATACCGGGTCGGCCCCTCGGTCCTCCTCTGACGCCCCTGTTTCCCAAACAGGACGACGAGGAAGACGATTGGGAAGAGTGCGAGGAGTGCACGGAGGCCCGAGAGGGCGACGTCGCCGAGATGGAGGTTCCTTTCGACATCGGCGACGTTGTCCTCTTCGGGAAGTACAAGAACAAGCGGGGAAAGATTCTGAGCTTCGGGACCAACGACCGGGGTCAACCAGTCGTGGAGATCGAGCCTGTTCCCAAAGGCCGGAAGCAGAACAAGACCCTCGGGCTGTACAAGGTCTGGACCTCCGAGGAAGTCCTGGCGGACTGCTGGGAGAGGATGGTCACCGTGGGGCCCCCTGACGAGTGGTCTGGAGGCGTTGCGTCCTCCATGGCAGCGGAGGAGCGCCAAGTACTCCAAAGGGCCTGGGAGAGCCTCTCAGAGGCCCAGAAAGGGCAGCTCCAGCAAGAATGGCAGGACGAGGTGGAGGAGGCCGCTCCGCGGCGCGTCAAGAAGCGCAAGCCCCGCAGCGGTGCTCGGAAGCTGGTCAAGGTCTGTCCGACCGGAATGCACATCAAGGGTGGACGTTGCTCCCGGGTTCCTCGGTCCCAGCTTGCCAAGATGCGTCGCAAGAAGAAGAAATGGCGCCGAAGCGGAGCTGGGAAGCGGAGCGCCAAGCGGAGCGCCATGTACAAGAGACGCTTCGGAGAAGCGCTGGAGGGATTCATCGCCGAAGGTCGGGATCTCCTGGAGTGAAATCCCATGCCCATTCACAAGGTCAAAGGGGGGTGGAAGTGGGGCAAGCACGGCAAGGTCTACCGCTCCCGTAAGAAGGCAGCAAAGCAGGCAGCGGCTGCCTACGCCCATGGGTACAAGGAGGATCTGGGAGACCTTGTTGCCGAAGCACACGCCATTCTCGAAGGCGTGTCAGTCAAGTACGACACCAAGGCAGTCGAAGGTCTGTTGGACGACCTGATCGACTCCCTTCTGGACCGGACAGCTGCTGGCAAGTCCGAGTACTCGAAGCAGGATGCGGCCAAGGATCGAACGCACTACGTTCGGGAGCTGAAAAAGAGTGCCGAGAAGATCGGCAGACTCATGACGAGTGCTGCGGGACGCATTCCGACGTGGACGGGATCGAAGATCGCGGTGAAGCTGCTTCCTCTCTCCAGCAGTTTCGGAGACACCTTCATGACTGACGAGGGGGACGTCACCGACTTCGCCGAGATCAGTGTCTTCAAGAAATCCGAGAACAACGCTCCCTCGTTCACCTATTTCGGAGGAACGACGGTGGACGATGTTCTCGATGCAGGCGACTCCGACTTCTTTGGGGACCCAGAGGTGGAGCAGGACTACTTCGCTCTCGTCAATGAGATCCGCAACCCGGGGAAGTCCAAGCGCGAGGGCGAGAAGGTCATCCGTCTGTTCACGGCGCGCCCGTCAAAGGATCGGCAACAGTTCCAGAGGTCCAAAACGCTGCCCTCCAACCTGTTCCTCACAACGAGCGAAGACGAGGCAGAGGGCTACGCCCGCGATTTCGGTTCGAGGGACATCTGGGTGGTTCGCATCAAGAAGAAGCACCTCGTGCAGACGTTGGACACACCACGCGCGAAGAACTACCAAACGTTCGGAGCCGGGGGAAAGGTCCCTGTTGAGGCTATGGACCTGGTAGCCCCTGGGAATTGACTATTCTCAGTACCCCTGGTATCTCGAATTCCGATGGCGAAGGCGAAAGCCCTGTCTCTTGCGGCGTGGTTGAAGCGTTACGATGCTCGGTGCGTGGGTCTCCGCTACGACCCGGATACGAAGAGACACGTGGTAACAGTTCAGATCGAACGAGAGATCCCGAAAGACGTGCTCGTGTCCCCCGAGGATGAGGACGCGCACAGCGGAAATGCGACACGCAAGCACCTGCTCTTTCCCTTCGCTGAACCTGAGGCTTGACAATCGTGAGGCTGTAGCATAGCCTCCGCGAGCATTGGCCTCGTTCATTCAGCTCGACTTCGCGAAGGAGCGTGCGGAGCAGATCCGTACCTTCGCTGAGAACCCCGACAACTGGTACCGCGCGTTTCAGAGCAGTGCGAAGGTTCCGGGGTTGCATGACGAGTACGTCTTGGAATCTGGGACGATACGCGCCGTGTTCTCGTGGACGCTCGTCCCGGACGGCGACATCTTTCGACAGATGACCGTGTCGTCGAAGAATCCAGGTAAGTGGGCCCAACCGCTTATCGTCTGGACGTTGGCGCACTACTTCGGCTTCACGGGAGCCACGACCAACGAGCATGACTTGGTCGAAGAGGCGGCTTCCTCTTGGCAAGTTCAGATGGTCGAGGAAGAGAGCTGCGTCATGGTCGTTGAAAAGGTCGAGGAAGAAGCACCCACGTGAAGATCTGCGTCCCGTGATCTACTACACACTCTACCCACACATCGTGGAGAAGGTCAGAGAACGCCTTCGTGACTACGGCCGCATCCACGGCTCCGAGGTTCGCGATCTCTTCATTAGACACAGCTCCGCTGCGGTAGACGATCACGCAGAACGGCTCCTAACCGAGATGGTCGAATCCGGGGAGCTGAAAGTCTTCGGCGGTCCGGCCCCGACACACAGCCAGGCAGCGTTCATCGGCCTCCAGTACTCGCAAAAAGCCTACAAGGACGCTGGATGGGCTCCCGGGCTCAAGGAGCACTTCTACTACGAGACCGCCTAGGCTACCCTTGGAGAATGAAGATCATCGAGGGCTTGGAACTGGATCCCGGCGAGTTTCACACCCAGGTGCGGGGCTTGCGCCATCTGCCAAGGCTCTTCGAGCAAGACGAAGAGCCTAGCGCTGCGGTACGAGCAAAGCAGGCCCGTCAGGTGATTTCCGACCGATTGAAAGACGCCGAGGGATCCGGAGACTTCGGTATCGGAGGAGGGGACGAAGTCGTCTACGTCAACGTCCAGCCGGAGGATACTCACGAGTACGGTATCCAGCTCAACATGATCGCCCGCGAGTTGGGTTACTCGATTCGAGCCGAGCCAAGTGGTGAAGGGGTGCGGTATGTCCTCACCCGGCGCTGAGCCCCCGCTAGTCGGTTACGTCTACGGACACCTGGAATGCGAGCCGGACGCGCCTCCAAAGCACATGATCTTGGAGATCGAAAAGGATCCCGAGAGCCCTGGTTACCGCGTGAAGAAGGTGCTCGCGTCAGCCGAAACCCTGTCCCTCGCACTCGAACGCTACGAAGCGTTGAACCGCGACGATGATATGCCCTCGGACCTCTCGTACGCAACGGTGGTGAGGTTCCAAGCGCAGCCTTGACAATCCCATACCGTACCTGATATGGTTCTGGTTTGATGTCAGAACGTGTCTGGGTTCCGTACGCTCCTTTTCAAGGAGGGCTTACACCAAGCCCGATACGACGGAGGTTTGTTGTGGCGACTCCTGAAAAAGTAGAGCACGCAGAGCTACGTCAACTACTGAAGCGCTTGGAACAGGTCTCTGGCTCTGCTGCCTCTGAGATCCGGATGGCTGCCGATGTGCTCTCCGAAATGGAGGGTGAAGAGGAAGCGGATATGTCTCGGGAGCTAGCCGACGACCTGGCTTCAACCGTGAGCGATACCATTGCAGCGGTCAACCGTCTGCTGGACGGGAAGTGACGTGGTCTTCGTTACCGCAGATCAACTGCTGCTCCATGCGGTAGGAGACTATCTCCTCCAGTCGCACTGGATGGCTACGGCCAAGACCTCTCGCAAGACGGCGGCTCTGGCTCACGCGCTCGTATACACAGGACCCTTCTGGTTCCTCACCCAGTCGTGGGCCGCGCTCCTCTTCATCTTCGGCACGCACTTCGTGATCGATCACTGGCGCCTTGCTCGTTACGTGTGCTGGTCCAAGAACTTCTTGGCGCCTCCGGGCGAATGGCCTGCGTCTTGGAAGAAGTGCTCGGCTACGGGGTACGATCCCAGCTTGCCGGCTTGGTTGGCGATCTGGTTGATGATCATCGCCGACAACACGATGCACATCATCTGTAATGCGGCGGCCCTCCGATGGTTCTGAACGTACGCGACGAATTCAAAGGGTCTCCAGCCTCTGGAGCCGAGATCATGAGCGAAGTGAAGACATGGCGGTACAGTCTCCCAGGTCAGAAGGAGCCGTACGATAGCTGGACGATCGCGTTAATCGATTCGACGGGTTGCGTGGCGATCCTCTCTGACTACGGAGACTGGTGCTACCGTTGGTCCACGCCAAACACAGGCCATGAGGACTTCCGCGAGTTCTTCATCGGCATCGATGCGAGCTACGCCGCGCGCAAGCTAGCCAACGAGAGTGATCGAAACCAGTTCGACGGAGAGGCCACGAGGAAGCGTATTCGTCAGGACATCCTGAGAGACCGTCGCGCGCGTGCCTGCTCTGCGGATTGGGCTCGCCAAGAGTGGGACCTCGTGGATGTGATCGAGGATGACCACGAGTGCTCTTTCAGTGCATTTCTGGCAGAGACCTCCATCGAAGATGCTTTCGAGTACGCGATCACCAGGATGGGGCGCGGCTTGACACACTGGGTTCACGTGTCACTACCTCGGCTACAACAACTGATTCGAGAGGAGCTGGCGAGCGAAGCCGGCGAAACGTTATGAGCTTCAAGTACCAAGCGATCAAGCACGGAGACAGCCACTACGTATTGCCGAAGATCGGCGACATGCGAGTGGAGGCCCACGCCTTTCTTTCCGATGCTCTCTATGAGTCGTCAGATGAGGGCCTGTGGAACCAGCTTGCGAGCGGAGCTTCCTACGAGGGTGTCATCGGAGCCTACGTCATGCCCGACACGCACCTGGGCTTCGGAGTTCCGGTAGGTAGCGTCATCGTCACCGAGAACACCATCATCCAGGCAGGCTCCGGCTACGACATCTCGTGCGGCGTCGTCTACATGAAGGTTCCGGGGCTCAAAGCCCGAGGCGTGCGTGGTTGGTACGATCGCGAGCGCTGGATTCGAGAAGTCGAGAAGCGGGTAGCTACGGGTGTGGGTTCCAACCGCCCCAAGCTGATGCCCAAGTTCTCGGTGAAGAAGAGCGACGAGATCTTCCACCAGGGGGCCAAGGCTCTCGGAGTCTCGGCTGATGTGTGTGAACGCCAGTTCATCGAGGTCCCCAGCGATACAGATCCTTCGAGGATCGAGAAGGCCTACGCAAAGTCCCTCGATCAGCTCGGAAGCGTGGGAGGGGGAAATCACTTCGTCGAGATGCAAGTCGATCGCGACACGGGCGAGGTCTTCGTCATGGTTCACTGCGGCTCCCGCGGCTATGGCTGGCAGGTCGCCAACCACTTCTTCTACGAGGGTGCGCTTGCTCGCGGTCTTCCCACGAATCGCCGAGAGGACTCGTGGCTCTACGCAGACGAGCCCCTCGGGAAGGACTACTGGGCCCTTCACAACACGGCTGCCAACTACGCCGTGGCCAACCGACACATCATCGTTCGTGGCGTCCAGGAGGCCCTCCAGGAGGTTTTCGGGGTTGAGGGTGAGGTCTACTACGAGATCAGCCACAACCTCGTGCAGGAGGAGACTCTGGTCCTCCCCGACGGGACTCAGAAGAAAGGCTTCGTGCACAGGAAGGGCGCGACACGTGCGTTCCCGGCCGGACACCCGGACTTGAAGGGTACGAAGTGGGAGTCCACGGGGCACCCCTGTCTGATTCCCGGCTCGATGTACGAGGGGGCAGCGATCCTCTTTCCGAAGCAAGGCGCCTACAAGTCTGGGTGCTCCGTCAACCACGGTTCTGGTCGTCTCATGGCTCGGGGAAAAGCACGGAAGACCCTCGGGCACAAGCAGGCACGCATCGACGAGGAGATGCGTACGGTCAAGCGTACATTCAACGGTGTTCAGATCGAAGGGATTGTCGGAAACACCAAGAAGACCCCCATCGACGAGTGTGGGCACGTCTACAAGGATCTGGACGAGGTGCTTGCTGTCCTGGAGGACAACGGCATCGCAGAGGTGCGCCACCGGCTCTATCCGGTGGCCAACATCAAGGGAACGGACTGATGAACGGGGAAGCGAAGGAAGAGGAATGTAAGAAGCGCGGTTGGTTCTGCCAAGACGGCTACGGACCTCACCGACGCTGGGGTTCCTTTTGCCCCTGTCCCCCAAACGCTCCAGAGGCGATGCCAGACTTCAATCGCTTGGCTCACTTCAAGAGGACAGGTCGAGACGACCTGTACGAGGGCTGTGAGCGTCAGTACATGAAGAAGATCACTGCTGCGGTCGCCATCATCACGCAAGAAGAGAACGGCAAGACGAAGATCTTGGGCGTGTCTCGGAAGGACGACCACGAAGCATGGGGACTCCCTGGAGGATCCATCGAAGAAGGCGAAACCCCCGAAGACGCCATGGTGCGTGAGGTACGAGAGGAAACAGGGCTGATCGTCTCCGAGGCTCGGAAGGTGTTCGTACGCATCGACGACTGGGGCGTTGCTGCTGCTGCGTTCGAGGTTCTGGAATGTTTCGGGGAGCCGCGCACGGTCGAGCAGGGCCTGGTCCGATGGCTCGACCTCAACGAGCTGATTGAAGAAAAGGCTCCTTTCCGAGAGTACAACGCCCGGCTATTCCACCGTCTCGGCTGGATGGTAGACTCGGGAGCATGTCCCTAGACAGCTACCAGGATCGAATCAAGTGGGGCTCGTACTCGAAGTACGAAGGTCCCTGGACCAAGGGAGTTTTCCACTTCAACGTTGGAGACAACCCAGACTTCACACGCAAGCAGCTCGCTGTCCTTACTGCTACCGAAGGTGGGCGATACGGCGCGATCAACATGTACGATCGCTGCATCGTCTCCGTTGGTTTGATCCAGTGGTGCGAAGCGGCCAACTTGTACCTCGTGAGCAAAATGCTCGGGCGCATCGCGGCTGCGGGCAACTACGAAACGCTTCGTGCCTACATCAAGATGATCGGCCCGGATGCGGACTTCCGAAAGAATTCCAGAGACCAGTGGCGTTTCTTCCTCGAAGAGAAGGAAGTCGACTCGAAGGCACTGCAACGGGAGCTATTCTTCGCCGGAGGCTCCGGGCTCAGAGGACAGTGGACTAAGGAGCAACGAACCCACGCTGAGCGTGTGTGTGCTCTCCTCAGCATGATGTGGCAAGAGCCGTCATTTCGAAAGGCTCAGGAGGACTACACGGGAGAGCGCTTGCTCGGTTTCGCGATGGCGAAGTCGAAAAAGATCCTGTTTCCAGAAAACTTCCCGACTGGGGGTTGGGACGGCGCTCTTCGGGCCGCGTTCACATCCTTCGCTGCCAACCTTCCCGCCGTGGCGGATGAACACTTTCGTATTGCTTACGAGAAGGCGGGAGACGCCTCCATCGAAGACCTGACGATT